GTTGGCACTATACAGTATTGACTTCCGCATTGCAAGTCTATATACTTCTGTGTATAGACCAACGCACAAGACGGAGGAGCCACCGGAAATAGACCCACCCCAGTCCACCACACACAAGGACACTCAAACACCAAACCTCAAGATAGCGGACAGGGTGAGCAAGCGCAGTCCGGGTGCGGGGAGCCAGCGAAAGGGTTGCTGGCACGACGGTTACCGGAAACCTATCCGGTCTGATGAGAGCGGGGTGATCCCCCGCCGAAACCTACCAGGGAGAATGGAAATGCCAAGGAATCGATCTGGCAGGCCCGACTACACCATCGGCGAGGTGGTGAGGGCCCAGATGCCCCTACGCACACAGAGGCGCGACGATGCGGCAAGTACCACACGGGCGAGAAGACGGTCGTGGTCGGCGTCAGGATGCCGGAGGCGATGCGCGACGAGCTCAGGGCACAGGCAGAGGAGATGGGCCAGACGATGAGCGAGCGCATCGAGTGGCTGATCGAGACACAGGCGTTGCGGAAACGGTAGGCAGGCACGTCAGCAGACATTCTGTTAACACATATCAAAAGGAGGTCGTGAAATGGAACCACTAGCCTTGGTCTATCAAGGGCGTCGAACAAGCAGCAGGGGGAAGCTCTTATACAAGTTCGGGCCGGTAGATTCCATTGACGACGGCCTGTACTTTGCGAAGCTCACAAAGGAAGTCATGCAAATCGGTCAAGTATGGCGAGTCCCTCGCGATGGTGATGACTTCAGGTTTAGCGAAGCGGGCTATATGCGCGTTTGGGAGGATAAGGCATTCGTCGCCGTTTGGCAGACTCTCGACAAGGCAGCCTACGCCCGTGACCAAGCCACCAAGGGGAGGCGCTAATGCCCTGCTACACGGTCCAGACAACGACGGTCGAGTTCACCGGCGAGAACGAGGAGCTATTGGAGGAGGCGTTAGTCGAGGCCGGGCTCTGCATCCACGGCGAGGCGAAGATGTGGGCCCGTAAGGTAATCGAGCGCGGAGCCCTGGTGGTTGCGGTCGGGCGGGAAGACCTGGCGGCCAAGCTCAAGCGGACCTACGCGGAGCTCGCGATCAAGAAGGCGGCGAAACGGTACGGCTGGCAGGTGAAGGCCGCTGGCCCTAGCAAGTACGCGATGACAAGGAGGTAACGATGCCTAAGCGCGAGGAGATATACGGACACTACCGGAAGGACTTCACGGCGCGGGTCCAGATCGTGACCAGCACCCAGCGAACCGGCGATGACGACCGCCCGGTCGATGGATGGGATACGTCGCTTACCCAGGAGATCATCTACAACGGTGTGATGAAACGCGAGGAGGGGCGCTTCCGGCTCCTGGTCGAATGGGTGGACGTCGACGGCAACGGGCATCGGTTCGCGGTCCCGCATGAGGTCGTCACGGCCATCAAACGGGCCACAGACGCGATCTTCAAGGAGTCCCGGTCCGATAGGGCCAAGCGAGGGGCTGAGACGCGGGCGATGATAACAGCCCATAGCAAGGCAGTGGAGGCCGTCGATGGATAGCATCGAAGTCGAAGTGCTACCGGACGGCTCGGTCAAGGTGACCACGCCCGGCATCAGCACCGCGAACCACCGCAACGCCGACGACCTGCTCCGGCTGGTCGACCAACTCATGGGCGGGCAAACCACGAAGCGCCGCAACCCGGTCGCACGAACGCACCGGCATCATGGAAGGATGGCAACACATGGCAACTAACCTACAGGAGACGACGGTCATACTTTCGATTCGGATCGGCGTGCCGGGCAACCGGCGCAAGGTGTCCTCGGCCCAGGTCGAGGTCAACGCCGACAAGACGGCGGTCCACGTGAGCAAGGAGCTCGTGCGGTCCCCGGAGCTAGCCGAGATCAACGCCCTCGACACCGACCTGCGGCGCTGGCTGCACTCATGGTCCCTGCCCAGCCGGATGTTGAAACAGGGAATGCACCGGCTACCCGTGGCGACCGTGGAGGCGTTCGAGGAATACGTTGAGGAATACCGGGGCAAGCGCGGCGAGATCATTGACCGCTTCGTCGACTCCTACGACGGCCTAGTCGAAACGGCTCGCGAGACGCTACGAGACCTGTTCGACGCCAGCGACTACCCGCCACCGGAGGACATGCGCCGGTACTTCGGATGCGAGTACTCGTACCTGACGCTCGACACCCCCTCGGCGCTGGCGAACGTGTCCAAGGAACTCCTGGCGCGGGAGCGGGCAAAGGCAGTCGAGGCGGCCCGACAAGAAGTTCTGGAGATACAGCAGGCCATGAGGCAAGAGCTTGCGGACCTGCTAGACCACGCGGTGGAACGGCTGGGAATGGAGACGGACGGGAAGCGGCGTGGCAAGGCTAAGACCTTCCGCAACACGCTGGTCGCGGGGATGAAGGAGTTCTTCGACACGTTCGAGGGCCGCAACGTGGTTGGGGACGACGAGCTAGCCGGACTGGTCGCAGAGTCTCGGAAGATTCTGAATGGCATAACGCCGGATCGGCTACGCAAGGAATCAACGGCGCGGGCAGTGGTCAAGAGCAGCCTCGCGGCAGTACGAGGCATAATGGACGATAACGTGATGCTCAAGCCGACGCGACGGATCAGCTTTGAGGATGAAGTCTAAAGCGAACGGGCCGGACGGTGGGCGGGGCCAGTCCACACCCACTATCCGGCCCGTCGCAACTCCAAGGAGGAGTACGCACATGATAGAGAACACGATAGAGCAATTCAAGGCAGCTCGGCGCGTGAGCGTGCCGATCGTGGCCGTGACGACGATGGACCAGCAGGCGACGGTGCGGGGCCTTGCCGAGATGATGAATGGCGAAGTACCGAAGCTCGTATGGGACATGGCTACGGGACTCAGGAAGGCGGATAATAACCAGATCGAAGGTTGGCCCTCGGACCTCATAGGTGAGGCGACGATAGCACCGCAGGGATTCATCGAGGTCATAGACGCATTCAACCGGCTCCCTGACAACGCCAAACCGACGCTGTTCGTCTACAACGCCCATCGGCTGATCGAGGAAGACCCGATGGTCTCCCAGGCGCTTGGCAACAGCCGGGAGCCGTCGAAGGCTACCGGGCGGATGGTGGTCCTGCTGGCCCCGGCGCTGACGCTACCGGCAGAGTTGGAGCAGGACGTGTACGTGATCGACGAGCCCCTGCCGGATACGAAGGCACTGGCAGGCATCGTGCTGCAAACCTACAAGGATGCGGTCGTACCTGGGCAGAAGTATATGGCAGAAGCCGCCGAGGCCCTTACCGGCCTGTCGGCCTTCGCAGCAGACCAGGCCAGCGCCCTGAGCATGACACCAGACGGCATCGACCTGGAGGCCCTGTGGGAGCGTAAGCGCCAGATGATCGACGCCACGCCGGGTCTGTCCATCTGGCGGGGCGACGAGTCCTACGACAAGATCGGTGGGGTCCAGAACATCAAGGACTTTCTCCGCAGGCTCACCACCGGCAAGCGAGCCCCCAGGGCCATAGTTTTCATTGACGAGATAGAGAAGGCCATGTCCGGTAGCTCCGAGGGCTCTCAGGACACGTCAGGCGTCTCCCAGGACTATCTTGGAGTGATGCTTGAGTACATGCAGGACACGAAGGCGACCGGGATGATCTTCGTCGGTCCACCCGGCGCGGCCAAGAGCGTGATGGCAAAGGCGGCGGGCAACGAGGCGGGCATCCCGACGATCAAGCTCGACCTGGGCGGCCTCAAGGCTGCGGGCGGCGGGCTGGTGGGCGGCGCGGAGCGCACGATCCGCCAGGCGCTCAAGATCATCAGCGCGGTGGGGTCCGACAACGTGCTGTTCATCGCGACCAGCAATGAGGTGACGAGCTTGCCCCCGGCGCTACGACGGCGCTTTGGGCTGGGAACGTACTACTTCGACCTGCCGGATGTAGCGGAGCGGCTGTCCGTATGGAAGATTTACGCCGACTGGACGGATGGCACCAATACTCGTCCCGAGGACGAAGGCTGGACGGGTGCCGAGATCGAGAAGTGCGTCGACATCGCGGACCGGCTAGGCTGCACGTTGCAGGAGGCCGCCGAGTACATCGTGCCGGTGTCCCGCGTGGACCCGGAAGGCATCGAGCGCCTACGGCGTCAGGCCAGCGGTCGGTACATCAACGCCAGCAAGCCCGGCGTGTACCGCATGGAAGACCCCAGCGTGCAGGCCCCGAAGGGCAGAAAGATGGAGGTGTGACGGTTCCCCTACAACGATAATCCCCCCAATTCACGAGCCCCCGGCTTTACCCACTGGACACGGGTAGGCCGGGGGCTCTTTTTTTGCGCCTGGGATTAGGCCAGAGAGGCCGTTAAGCGGGTGCAGAGGCAGGATTGTACCGCGATGGGGCTTCCGTCGCCCCTGGGGCCTATTGCGCTGCCTTCTGGAGGGTCTTACGGACGTACTTCCGGGAGCACCGTCCGCACATCCCTCCACCCTCAGCTACCCCGCTATGGCTACCCCCGAAGAAAAGACCGCACTTACGGCATTTCGGGTGATCGCGCTCAAGCTCGTGGAGGCGTGCCACCCGCTCTCTTCCGGTCTCGTACTCCGAATGCGTTGCACGAATCAGGCTCACGAGGTGATCCACGGCGTCACATACAGCGCAGGTGGGGAGCGGCTCTCGTGGCTTGCCTACGATCACTACTTGACGGCCACACCGGCGTCGGTGATCCCGTCATTGAGGATAGCGTACTTCGTACTGGTAGCGATTATGAAGTCGGGGCTATCAATGTCTCCCTGACCGATCTTCAGGTTGATGAGATTGAGAGTGCCTGCACGAAGGTTGTCCAAGTTGATTCCGCCTGTATGGATACGGATGTCTTTGAACACCAAGCTGACGCAGGGCACGTTGCCTGTCCCAACGTCGATGATGATCCGGTCGGCGACCTTGCCTACGTCAGGGTCTACGATGTACTCACCCGCACCTCGGACCGACCCAACCGTGATGTCCCCTATCGAGGTGTCCAAAGTAGGCGAAATGGTGTGGCCTGAGACCTGTACCGAGGATGTGGCGTTGATCCGGTATATCTCGGCGTTGCCTAAATTGAAGGTCGGAGCTTCGACGTTCTCGAATGTGACGGTCTCGCATTCCAGGTATGTCTCTGTGGTCGTGGTGCTCGGTGTGCCATCCTGGATTCGGATGGCATCGTCCAGGCCCGCTTGTCCCAGGTCCATGTTCTCGAAGTGCATACGATTCATGCGGCCACCGGCAAGGTTCAACCGGACCGTCTGAGATTGATCCTCGTTGGGAAGTCCCACCAGGGAAGGCGTGGAGTAGACCCCGGCGTCGGGCCATATTACGGGGCCTGGAGACGGCGAGATACCGAAGTAGGCCCACAGGCCAGACATATAGAACAGGATGCCCACGGTGAGCGTCAGACTCATTCCCACCCAGCCCAGGAACCATCGGGGTAGACGGAGCTTAATCTTCACCGTCGCCTCCCTTGCCATTCGTTTTCATAAAGTAGTAGGTCAGGATCATTAGCGCGGGCCCCCCAAGAATATCGAGGACCTCGACAATGATCGTCATATCCGGCACTTTGTCGAGCAGGAATATCGAAAGGAGAATACCCGCTGATGCTGAAGCAGCTATGAAGAGCCAGAAGCCGATGAGCCAGCGGGATATCCAATCTATTGTGGGAAGCCGGAACTTTGGACCCTTGGGCTGCTTGCCAGAGGTCGCTATCTCAATTGACCCGTTATCCTCTCCAGGATTATCTTCTTCGGGCGTGTCGTTCTCGCTAGTCATTGGTTCACCCTGTTATCCGGCAGACCACCGTGCCCATGACGATACCGAGTAGAAGCACAGCCGCCAGCACCGCTACGATGATCGTCGTCACGGGACGACCGTTATTCACGATCCGTCCCCGACGTAGAGAAGCAGCCCCGCCACCGCAAACACGACGCCTGAGAGCATCGCGTAGGGCATACTCGGATTCGGACTGAGCTTACGCAATATGAACAGGATACTCGCCACTAGCTCGACAGACGCCGCCACGATGATGAGGGCTATGCCAGCCAATTCCATCACTTGCCCCGTACCGCGTCGATCTTCTTCCTGACGTCGGCGATCTCGTTTTTGACCCTCTGGATGTCCGGGTCTTGCGAGTACTTGTCCAGTACCAGGGCCACCGCCACGAACACCTCTTCGACCTCTTGCGGTAGCTCAAGCAGAGCCTTGAGTCGCGAGCTCAGTTTCGCCAGCAAGTTCAGCATGGTCAGACACCTCTCAGGAGTAGTTGCTGCTCGACCTCGGTCCCGCCCTCGCGGATGGTCCAGGACTCGCCCTCGATGAAGAAGTCTTGGTTGATCGTCATGTCGCTGTAGTCCACGGTCACGCGATCAGAGATACGACGCTGGATCATATCATGCATCGTCACCTTGTCACCACCGGCGAGCGTGATCTCGATAACCGTCTTGGGATCGTCGCGCCGGGTCTCCCGGTTGTCCGCCAAGTCCTGGGCCGCCTGCTCCCGGTCGATGAACAGGCATCCGATCACCTTGCGGCGCTCGCCATAGGCCGTCTGGCTCGTAGAGTCTTGCGCCTCCATCGTCGTCTCGTCTTCATATGTCAGCCCGACCCCCCTGACCTGGAGTTTAACGAGGAAGTAGGCCGTAGAGTCATTGTTGACGATGCGTAGGTGGTGAAACTTGCCCAAGATCGTATTCGTGTTCTGGAAGGAGGGCGTCCCCTGGCCTGTCTTATCAGTGCCCAGGCCATCCGCTTGCGTATTCATCAACCAATCGGTGGTGGCAACGGGAGTGATCCACGAGCTCACCGCATCGTAATCCTGAGTCTCTATGATGAAGTCCATCGTCTCGTCGGCACCAATCGGGATAGCAATAGATGTATCTTCGGCCTGATCGGACTTCCACAGGACGACAGTCCCGGACGATGCAGCCCGACGGTACTTGACTCGGATGAGGTTCTCGACAAACTCGTGGCCGTCATCCCATGTCAGGTCGGTGAAGGCCGGGTTGGACCCGTCATAGGTGTCTTTGTAGGTGGCCTTTGAGGTCGTATGTGGCGCACTGGTACGGTGGCTTCGGTTCTCCAAGATCACGAAGCCCAGGCCATCGACATGAATTAGACCATCCTCTTCGTCCTGCAATCGCCAGATGGTAGGCAGAGCAAGATCACTAAGAGCCTTTAGCCCCTCCGGGGAGTCGGCCATCAACACCGTCCCGGCTTCCAGGTGCCTATCAGCCGTCGCAAATCCAATGCTGTTAAGGATTAACGTCAACGATTCGTCGCTCTTCTCACTAGCACTGCCCGCGTTGAAGGTGGTCAGCTTGTCCCGGTTGAAATACTCGAACTCGTCATAGGCCCCGATGTTGCAGACTTTCGCCTTCGGGTTCGGGTTGATGTTCGCCAGCTTGCCGTAGAAGAGGGACCGGAACCCGCCGAAGTCCAACCACGTATGCGTCGCCTCGTCATCGCAGAACAGCCCGTGCTTGGTGCCGCCGTTGATCGCGGCATCGTCGAGTGTCCATGGTCCAGTAGCCGCGGACACCTCGGTCCGAGACACGAACACCCGGAAGGCCGTCCCGTGCATCTGCACCCAGAGCAGGAACGAGGCGTTGCGGGCCCAGGCGATATTGCTGCTGATCGCCACCTGGCTATCGGACCCGGCAATGACCTTCCGTAGCTCAATGGTCACGTTGGAGGCGTCCACGTCGTTGACTCGAATGTAGGCGTAGTTGCTGGAGTCGACGTACCGGACGCATAGGCCGGGGTGATCGGTCGTGTCCGTACTGTTCCGATTGATCGTCGCGGCGATGGTCACGTCGGCGTCACTGAATTCCATTGTGGCGATGACGTCGCCGTTGCCCTGCGTCGAGTCGGTCTGAGCAGCCCCGGAGCCGTCCAGGTCCATCGCTTGCACGTCCTCGATCCACGCCCAGTCAGCGTCTTCTTCTGGCGCATGGCTGGCAAGCTGGACCCCCGACGATCCCGTGAAGGTGTCGAACGGATACCACAGCCTCACCCACATCTGCCGTCCAGGCTTGAGGTTGCCAGAAAGCGCCCCGCCGGTGTTAGGGGGGCTGTACAGGTGGCCGGTGTTCTTGAGCACCATGGACACGCGGGTAGCGTTCATGTACTCGGAGGCGAGGTCGCGGAGGCGGTCGAGGGAGAAGTCCATCACGTCGGAGGTGATGTCTTCGTTGGCATCGCTAAAGTCCCCGTCATCATTCCAATCGACGAGGACTTGAACCTTCGGCTTAGGCATTGCTGACGAGCTCGCGTTGACCCCTGAGCTCGGCACGGACGAGGCGTGTGATGATCTGGGCTAGCCGTCGCTGCGAATTCGCGTTGTCGAGGAAGATCAGTCCATTCTCCGGGAAGGCTACGTTGACCACGACAGACCCGCCTACCCCAGCACCACCGCCCCGTGAGAGCGGCACGATAGCCTCAGGACCGGACTCTCCCACGAGCGCCAGGGTGGGACGCCGGACGATGCCCCCATGCGCCATCTTTGGGATTTCGGGAAGGTTAATCCCGAAGCCCTTACCGCCGAGACCCGGAACCCATGAGGGTATCTTGACCTGGATGGTGTTCATGGCCCGGATTAGGACATTCAACGTGCCTATGATCGCATTGACTCCAGCCTTGAAAATCCCCTTGATCCCATCCCACATTCGGCCAAGCCCTGACAGCACCCCCCCGAAATCTCCAGTAAAGAGGGCTGTGATCGTGTCCCAGGCACCAAGGACGGTCTTTTTAATATCTGCCCAAACGGTAGCGACGGTGGTTTTGATGCCACCCCATATCTCGGCCCAGTTGTCACGAAGAAAGAGGATAGCCTTGATGAACGGACCTGTTGGCAGAAGCCATGCCCATTTGCTGCGGAAGACCGACGACAGGAACCCGGAAACCTTGTCAAAGCCCGTTTGAATGGTGCCCCAGATGACACCCCAATTATCACGGACGAATAGCACGGCTTTTATGAGCGGTCCGCCTGGTAGCAGCCAGCCCCATTTGCTCTGGAAGGCCCCTGAGATAGCACTAGATACCTTCTCGAATGCGGTTGTGATGAAGCCCCAGACTGTATCCCAGTTCTTCCAGAGCAGAAACGCCGCCACGCCTACCGCCGCCAGGGCGGCCACAATGAGGGCCAGTGGGCCGAGAGCAATCCCGACCGTCAACCCGAAGATGCTGAATAAAGCTGTCCCCCCGACCATTATGGGCACCAGCCCCGTTAGAGCGCCGCCAAGGGCCAGTATTCCTGCCACAGCCGCACCAATCGTAAGGGCTCCGAAGGCTACCGTAATCGCAATGCCAATGCCCTGTAGCACGCCCTCGGGAAGGTTATCGCGCAGGATTGAGGCGAAGCGGAACAGAGCATTCGCCAATGTATCAACTACCTTGCCGACTCCCATTGCTGCCAGCAGGTCAGTCATGCCGCTGGTAAGCCTGGAAACCGGGTCAACGTTTCCTCTGGCATTGTCGCCAAATTGCTCCGTGAGCATCGCCAATCGGTCGGTCTCCGTCGCCGTATCCGAAACGACCGGGAAATAGACCTCTTTGAGTTCCCCTGCAGCATCACGAGTAAACCGCACAACGTTCCGCGCCGCCCCCGCCAAGTCATTACCCTTCTCCGTCTGGAGGTCGAGCGTAGGCTCTAGGAGCTCAAGCGATTTCTTCCAATCGCCCGTCATACCCACAAGGGTGCCATAGACACCCATTACTTCGGCGAAGTTGAAATTCGTATTGTCAGCCAATTCGCGCGACTTCTCGATGATTTCATCCGAGACGTCAGCCCACTTTGTGCCTGATCCCTCGACATTGACCGTGGCACTTCGGAGAGCCCGCTCTTGCTCACGGCCAGCCCGCGCGCTGGCAAAGAGCGCACCGCCTAGAACAGCCGCCGCGCCCGCCATCATCAGCGACGCCTTGCGGAAGGTGGCCTGATGGTCCTTGACGCTCTGCGTAGCCTTGCGAAGCCCCGGTGTCATCCGGTCCCGGAGCTGCAATAGCACTTCGGCTTTTGATTGGCTCATTGTGTAAGTCCAGGAATCTTAGCAGGCTTGTCGCCGGGGAACGTGAGGTCCGTCTTCGTCTCGATCGCGGTCCGAACGTTGTGGAGAATCCTTATCCGGTCGATTTCGATTTGCGGGGTGTCGAGGAGCTCTTCCCACGACCACCCGGTGAGGAGGAGGATTTGCGCCCGTTCGTAGGTGGCTGGGAGGCGACGACGGCCAATCGCTGTAAAGACGGACTCTGATTCGCCTTGTTCGTCCAGGACTCTAAAAAAGGGACGATATGCGCTGCCCAGAACTCGGAGACCTCGAGCAGGTCGTCGGCATGGAGGTCGAACATTGCCGAGGCGGTCAACTCTGCCTCGAAGGACCACGCCCGTGTCACAATCGCGATCATCTCCATCTCCACGGGCACTTCGGGATCGGACCCACCGTCCTGTAGCTTCTCCATGCGGTACATATCGCGCCCAGTGGGTCTAGTCTCCATGTCGACCCACTGGGCGTCGGATAGCTCTATACGTTGTATAGACGGCGAATCGTTCATTGCTCTTAGGTGTATGCGCCTCGTGTTACCTTGCCCTCGACTTGCAGAGTGGCTGACCATCGCACGGCGTCTCCAACTCGCGACTGCACCTCGTAGGTGGACACCCAGCACGTACCGGAATACTTCGTGGAGCTGGCCGAACTCCCCTCCGGTCCGTAGTCGAAGTCATTCGCCCGGCTATGGGTACGCAGGGCTCCCAGCACCTCGTCAGGCCCGGTCGTGGAGGCGTCGTGGTAGGTGCCTGCAAGGGAAATCTGGACGTTCTCAATGGTCGGTATCCACTTAGCGCCCCCGTCGCCGAGCGCCGTGATCTCTGAGAGCCCGCGCGGACCCGGCAGACCGCCTATGTCGTTGATGTACGTCGAGAGGTCTCGGAGCGAGCTCCCGGTGTCATCAATCTGGAATACTGACTTTTCGCTGTCGAAGTAGGCCATTGTTCTATCCTCCCTACGTCGCCACGTACTTGATGAACCGAAACACGAAATCAGCCGCCATGTACCGGGCCTCCTGGAACTGGCGATACCCGGCGTTCTCTATCAAGATAAGTTTCCCGGCATCGACCTTCCCCCCCCACGTCGTGTCACCGTCGATCTGAGCCTCAATGGACTTGCTGCCGAGCGGGTCCATGTATAGATCAAGTTCATCCGCAGCCTCAAGGTCGTCGGCCTGTGCGATGAGCAGGACCATGCGGAGGATCGCCGTGAAGGACGAACCGCCAACGGCCATCCCGTCCTCGCCTCCGACCGTCCGCGACTCGAACATGACGACCGCAGCCGGGAATTCGTTAACAGATTCAGGCCAGTGGTCGAAGACCCGAAGCCCTGTGATGTTGTCGAGCAGGTTAACGAGTCCGTCCTTGGCATCCTTGATCTCATTCGCCATACACCTATCTCACCCCACCGATATTACGTGCGATCTCCAGCGCCATCTTGTCCGCAATCTTACGGATGCGGACCCTGGCCGCCCGTAAACCTGGCCGCATGTAAGGCTGGGCCTTCGTGCCGCGTCGGGCAATCGTTCGGGCAATGGCCCACGCGATACGTTCGGGATTCGGGGCACCACGCGCCGCCTTCAACCGCACCCAGTCAATCAGGGCGCTCACCGGAGGCATGTGCGGCCTGGTGCCGAATTCCACCGGAGCCCCATAGGGCACCGTAGGGCCTACGCGAGCCTCCAACGGTATCGGCCCCCGGTCCACCTGGACCACGATGCTGCCTCGCAGACCACCCCCGCCACCGGACACCCCCACGGGCGCACGCTGTACGGCCTCTCGGCGCACGGCTTGGCCCATCTGGCCCAAAGCCTTGCGGGCGGGCCTTCCGACCGTCTGCGGGGCTCTCATGCGCTTAGAGATCTCTTCCATGCCCTTGATGCTCATCGTTATGGTGAACGCGGGTTCAGGCATCAGGCTGCGATCCCTAGAGCCGGTCTCCGATACGCCGACATTAGCTGGCGGCTGTCCGGGTCCATCCCTCGGAACACCTGCATCGAACCGTCTGGGAATCCAACCATGCTGGCAAAGGCGCTGTCCGCCCTCTT